GGAGGACACCATGAGCGAGAAGAACCACAAAGGCAAAGACATAGACGCAGCTGCCTTCCTCGAAACAGTCAGGGAACTACATACGCCAGACGAGGAGAGTGAAATGAGCGAGCAGAATGGAGGGTGGGTTAAAAAATATCTTGATGAATTTGATGAAGGTGAACGCATGGAGCAGGCATTTGGGCTTATAAGTTCTCTGGCGGTAGGGTACGATGGGTACTCAGAAGAAAAGGGATTGAGGAGCTTAATCGACGAAATGGCCGAAGTAGCACGATTCGGCATAAAGATGCTCGCCGAGCGAGATAAGGAGGGGAGGGATGTTTTCTAAAAAAGAATTAGAAGTCACCAGAGCAACAGCGGAAATGAAAATAAACGATATTTCAAATGATGATTCTGACAAATATTCTGATGTTGAATATATCAGGAATCTACAGACGCTCCATAAATTAAAAGATGCAGTTGATAAGGAGGGGAGGGATGAAGGAAGCAACTGATATTATTGTAGAAACCGGGAATCCGGCTATGCTCGATCAAACCGTTCAACAGTTTGGTGCAGTCGTTATCCAGACTGATTTTAATAAACCAACGTATATGCAACGTGATGGAGGATACGTTGTACGCTGTTTCGGCGATCCCGGTTTCTTGAAATTTGCTATTGAGAAACAAGGATATGGTAAAATTATCAAGACACTCGATGAGTTGGTTTAATGAAAAACCAACAGACTTACTGGCACGATGGAGGTGAAGGGTGATAAGGCAGATGACAGTAGGTTTTATGGTCATATTTTTAATAATATTGGGAACGGCAGCATTCTGGCTTGGAAAACAGTTGGCCTCCGAGTATGCCTATGAAAATCCTCAAGAGAGGCATATAGATGATGTGGCTTGCATAGTAGAAAATGAATATGGGATTGCTCTCTGGATTAAGGATAATCGTCCCGACAAAACCGAACCATTGCGTTGGTTTACGCAAAGCCAACCATCCTTGGCACTCCACTCCGCAGATGTTATAATAACGTTTAATGAGCACGAGAGAGAATTCACATTACAGGAATTTGTTGATCTGATTTTTCCGGAGGGGAAGGGTGAGTGAGGAATACGAATCAAGGATAAGAACTGAACTCGGAGAGATGGAGGCCGAAGAACTTACGGAAAAGGTTATACATTATCGCGAACAATGGCATATAGCAGTCAAACAAGCTGACCTCCACCGAAGACGGTGGGAAAGCGTTAAAGAGTTCGCCGATAATCTGGAACCGTTTAATAAGGATCTTCATGAACTCCTGAAGAGCAGACTCGAAAAAATCGAGGAGCAAATCAAATGAGAAAGCGTATCAGATTTACTAAACATAAAATGTTTGTAGATGGCGTCTGTGTTAAGGAATATAGCAAATACGAGGATCAAATGACAACATACCGCTGTGATAGGTGTGGGTATATTATAACCCTCCCACGCAGGAAATGGGCACCTGATTGTTCTAAATGTCAGACCCCTATGCGAGTGAAACATGACGAAAGACCCCCACAAAGAATCAGTAGTAAGCCAGCGACCATCTGACCAGAGGTGGTATGTATCCGGCTATAGGTGGGTAGAAGGGCAAGATGACCCAATTATCGAAGATCACCCCGACCATCGAACACGCGTTCATGGAGAGGAAGAGATGGATGCCTGAACCTAAAAAAAATTTCCGCCAACTATTCAAGATCGGAGTCGCGATGCTGATGCGTCGCGGGCATTGTCGGCAGGAAGCGGAAGATATATGTCAGGAAGCATTGATAAGATCGAATCGAGGATATGACCCGAAGAAGGGAAAGTATAGTACATATTTCATTGTCTGGCTGTTGGGGCTTGGGTGTAATGTATATAATAAGCGAATAAAACGAACCGAGCAAGCTGTAGATTATAATATCCACTGTAAATCGAATGCTCAACAGGCTTCGTGCCACAAAGAAGTAATAACCCATAAGGACGAATATACGTATTTGATACGGGGTTTGAGTGCCCGTGAGAAGGACATTCTACGAAAAGTCGCGGAAGGTTGTAATTACCAGGAAATAGCCAATGTTTATAGTTTTACCCGCCAGCATATTCGCCAGATAGCATTATCGGCCCTGGACAAGATCCGTGATAAGAAACATGTACGCAAAAGATTAGAAACTAATTAACCCGTAACAGCGGTAAATGTGGGGTAAATAGATAGGAGGATATGCTATGAGTAAACATGCCTATAAGGACCATGTAGTAGAGAGAGAAGGTGAAGTTGACCTTGAAACCGGCGAAACTGACATCGTAGAGATGGGTCTGAAATGCCCTAAGTGCGAGGCGATACTGGCGGCCTTGAACGATGGCGGAGTAGCTAAATGTTTCACCTGCGATATTTACTGGAAACGGGAAGGGGATGAACTGATTGAGGTTGACTGAAGAACTAAAAGATTATTTCGGGGGTATAGACCCTGGGAGCCGTACCGGGATATGCGTCGTAGACCTCGACTGTAATATAATCGAGATCAGAACGGTAGAATTTGACGAATATCCGGTAGAAATGCTGCATTTACACGAGCGTGGCTTGACCAATATCGCAATAGAACATTCTGCCTCAACCCACATCTACAAACGCCCTGACACCACTGCCGCGGTCATGCTTCGTATAGCTCAAAATGTAGAAAAGAACCGGGGTATGGCCCGTGAGATATACGCCTTCTGTAATGGTCTGGGTATGAGAACGGAATATACTAAACCAGCCAAAACCAAAGTATTATCCCACCTTTTCAAGAGCATAACCGGCTGGGCCGGGAGAACTTCGAGCCATGCCAGGGACGCTTATTTTGTAGCGTGCTGGTTGGCAAACCTTATTAAAATGGAGAAAATGGTAAAATGAAAAAGAAATTTGATTGTAGAGCAAAGGTCATAACCGTGGAGGGCGTATTGAAGGATACGCTACAGAACGGTTCCGCGTTAGGTCATGCCGTAATCACCGGCGACTTCAATGACCCGGCAAACAAGAAATTCATCGTTGAGGGTGAGTTGACCCATGCCGTTGTTAAGGGTATGGATGTTATGCCACTCTTCGATAAGTTCAAGCCATTGACTTTCCAGGGTGAAGTAGTGATCGGGGACGACCTGACATTCTCCCGGATGATACGGCATAAGAACGCGGAAGTGATGATTGCCGGTTCCTACGACCCCGCTACCGATACCCTCTCCGGGTCAGCTTCGGGTAAAGCACTCGGTGATTATGCCAGCCTCGTGACAAAGGCCGTGGCCGAGTTCGAGGGGGAGCGTGTTGAGACCGCAGACCAGATAGATACCGAATGGTTTCACCAGTACGGGATACGCCTTTACGAGTGGGAATCTGACCAGAAGAAATATTACGATGCTATCAACTCTGCCGCTCTTGAGTATTTCGTTACCGGCAATGAGGATGCGATTGAACACGCGTTCGAAGAGTTTGTTGAGGCTGATATGTTCAGGAAAGATAATTGTGGCCGGTACTCGGACGATATACTCAAGATATTCCTATACTTCAAGCTCTTCAGCCCGCTGAATAAAGCATTGCAAGATGTATTCGTCGCCCAGGCCATCAAGCATGGGAACAGGCTTGTAGCCGACCAGAAGCAGTCCGGTAAGCAGATGCACGGCCCTTCGTTCTGGGCGTACCTGTACCAATTGACCGGGGACGGTTACTGGAAAAGAATGGTCACGGAGTACATCAATACCGCTCATACCGCTACATCCGTCGAGTCAAGTTCGAGCCATTACGGGCCGATGGGGACATTGAGGCTCCACCGAGCTTCAGCCGTGACCCGTGCTGTCCTGAATGATATCGGAGAGATAAGCGAGGATGTATTACGTCAGGACGCTGAAAAACTCGCTAAATACTTGATCTCGTCAGCGGTGCCCGGCTTACCGTATGCTTCGGGTCGTGAGTGGTGGCCCCTTGACGCTGAAGGACCGTCCCCCGGATATGGCTGTAACTGGCTACTTAACTGCTACGTGTACTGCATGGGGATGGTAGATAACCAGATCCTTGCCGGGAAGATGAAGTGGTTAGCCCTCAGAATGGTCGAGGAGTACGAGAAACGCCACTTCCCGATTTACCTTAACGCGGTCGATCTCATCGAAAGCAAGTGGGACGCGGTGCCTGAAATCCAGCCGGAGAAGGGGTCGGGCGTTGTCATTGCGCACGCCTTTACCGAACGAAGCAAACCCCACCTGGCATTCCTAAGAAGCGAATGGCGGAATTGCCCGCCCCGTAACCTATTTTACGTACTGAGAGAAGGATGGGGACCGGAAGACTTCAGCATCGTCACTACCCCGGCCCTGTTATGCAATAAGGGGGACCGTTGCTACTCCGGTGAGATACTGGCGATCAACCTCGGTAGCACACCACTGATTAACGGTGCGTGTGGTCATGGCTTTATTGACAATGACATCGCGGCAGACCATTCGGTAGCACTGGATGGTGGGCATTACAATGGGTCGTTACAGTTCCTCGACCCCGGCGTTGTCTTGATTTACTCCGAAAACTGGACCCGGAAGATAGAACTGTTGGACGGTAAAATCGTTATCACGGATGACGTGTCACGAGCCGGCGATGTGGTCTGGCACTTCTTAGAGTACGCGGAGTTTGGCGTTGGAGAGAACAAACTAATCACAGGGCCGTTTGCCATTGAGTTTAATATCCCTGCCGAGGTCAGGCATCTTGCAACTGCGCGAGGCTACATATCACGAGATGAGTTGTTTGTGCGTATCCCCGGCGACCAGATAATCACAACCATCAGCAAAAGGTAATATGCGAAAGCTGAAAGACATAGAGCGGGTTAATCAGGTCGCATTCAATATGGCCGACCACGGGTTCAGTAAGCTGAGGTCACGCCACCACGTCCCGTACATCAATAGCGTGATCATGATCGAAGGTATGCTCAAGACCGCGACCGAGATTGCGAGTGGTGATGATAAGGGTGAGTGGTCGGAAGACATGACTCCGTTTCACCGCGTCGTGTTCGTCCAGGCATATCTCGAACTCGTGATTGGCTATATTGACTATGCGTTAGACGATAAGGATTGCGCGGATAGGATTAACGTGCCGAAGTAAGGGGGTTTATAATGGATAAAGTTTTTGATCTATTGCCATCTCAAAGGGAGTTCGTATGCTCAACTGCGAAATTTCGCCACGCTATCGGGGGTATCAGTAGTGGGAGGACAACCGCAGTAGTGTACTTGACCGCACTGATAGCACAATCATTCAGTAATAATTGTATATTGATTGGACGATTCAGGTGGGGCGACCTGATGGCGACCACAAAGATATCATTCATTGATATGCTCGATACTCTTGGGTTCGACTATGAATTCAAGGTTTCGGAACAAACCCTGACTATGGGAAATGGCACGAAGGTACTTTTTCGGGAATTGGGTGAAGATAGTATTCATGGATTAATGGGTTTATCTCTTGGGGCATTTGTCATAGAGCAACTTGAAGAAGTTCCAGAAAGGAATTATTGGCGATTACGATCAAAACTCTTTCGCCAAGATCTTATTCTGTCAAGATGGGGGGAGGAAAATCCTGAGATAGTAAGATTATTTTATAAAAACTGGCAACGCATATCAATCACAACATCGTATGGAGTACCCCCTGATTGGATACGCGATCTATGGAAAGATCCTGCTGAGTCTCGTTACGAAGCAATATACTTCGATACAAGGGATAATGTTCCCAATTTACCAAAAGGATATATTGATGATTTAGTTGAGAGCAAAATCCTAAAAAACTATCTTGAAGGATCGTGGGATGGGGGGTCGAATGAAAACAGCGATTTATATTGAGGATGGAACCGTACAGCTTGTGCTAACCCCAGAAAACGACTTTGAGAAGTCTACAATAAAGATGCTCGGTGAAGGTGACGTGAAAGCGAAGATGTTTCAGGGGTCGTTCTACGATTGTCGTGGGGGATGGGTCAGGCAAAGTGACTATAGAGGTTCGATGTTTTCCCCCTATGTTTTATCTGATGATGGTGATTGGTCTTTAATCTTGAGGGTTCCAGGTGGCGGAGAAAAAGTAAAATGAAATACAAAGTTCACATACGAAATAATGAAACGGGAGAAATAGTGACCCGCCCGTCTGATGATGACTGGGATGAACGGTTTACCAGCTTTTATTATTCTAATGGTAATATGTCGTGTGATTGTAACCGTTACCTTGAATTTATGAGGGGGAAAACTGATAATGAGTCCTTCTGTGGGGATACCAAGTGCGGGGATAATTTATACTCGATTGATAAAATAGTTTTAGATGACGGGACAGTTGTTTATAGTGAAACACCCTGAACAGGCATGTCTCAAGTGCAATAAAATCCTCAACAAATCCTCCGGCTTCGCCATAATGCTCGGCTACCAAGTTCCTCCCGGAAAGTATTGCAATAGCTGCGCCGCGGACATATCGAAGGAGTTCTATAGCAAGCCGAAACCTCGCCTCAAATAATATAATTTATTCCCATTTCGCGTAGTAACGGTTATTATGTTACTAAACGGGATGGGATTTTTTTATGCCAAATATTCTAAAGATAGATAAAAAACTCAATACTAAAACATTTGTGCCCAATCCCAAGCAGTCAGAATTTATTTATAACACAGCTAAACACGTGTTATTCGCTGGAGGGGTTCGGGCTGGTAAAACCCTCGCTGCTTGTTTCAAGGTTGCCCTTCTTGCCCGTATGTATCCCAACAATCTTATTCTCGTCGGTCGCCAGCAATTGCCTCAGCTCCGGGAAACGACTATGCGGACGATGACGGATTTACTTATCGAGCTTGGTTGGCGTTATGAACCAAAGGTTGCCCAGAATTTAATTGTATTCCCGAATAAATCTACGATCATGTTTGCATACCTCGAATCATTTGAGGCGAGGATGGGGTTAGACCTCGGCGCGATTTTTATTGATCAGATCGAGGACATCAAGGAAGAAGTCTATAATGCTCTACTTACACGACTATCAAGGGATCTTACTCCGACCGACGAACCTCAGTTCCAAACCTTAGTTGCGACCTATGGCAAGGCGTGGCAAAGGATCACAATTCAGACCACGAATATGACCCCCGAAGATCATTGGGTGTTCAAAAGATGGAAGACAAATCATACCCGCTGGGAGATCGGTCATCCTGAACATAACCCTCGCTACTATCTCGTAGAATGCGCCACCGATGTTAATGCTGAAAATCTTCCCCCGGACTATTTTGACACACTGAAAGATATGCCAAAAGATATGGTGGATCGTTACCGTTGGGGCCTCTGGGGAGGCCGCTCCGGCAAGATATACGCCGACGAATGGAATGACGAACTCAGCATTATTTCGGAGAACACGCCATTCCCGGAAGAAGCAGAGTTTTATCGGTCATACGATCATGGTGGCATGGCGGATGCCGGAGCTTGCGTATTCGGCTACTTATCCCCGAACCCTTATGACGGCGAGTTGGAATGGATAATCTTTGACCTGTATTGGGGAGAGAAGCAGACAATTGCCCAGCACGCTCGTAACATCCTCAAGTTATGGAATGATCTTGACTTCCAGATGACATTAGCCGACCCCCAAGTAAAGCACCGGACCCAGCAATCATCGGTACGTGAAGAGGCTATTTCGATGATTGACGTTTACCGGGATAACGGATTGTTCCTCATCCCCGCGTTCAGACCGGTCAAGGCCGGGGTGGAGAAGGCTCGGAGATGGATGCACGTCTGTCCTGCCCGCCCCCACCGTTTCCTTAAAGACCCAAAAGGCAGACCGATTAAAGGTGCCCCGCACCTGTATGTCCATAAGCACCTATGGAGACTGATTGAGCAGATCAAGTCGGCACATTGGTCGGAAGCTAAGCCGGACACTATGGCGCAGACCGTGGATGATGCACGGACAGCAATGAGGTTCCTACTTGCCAGCCCGGTAACGTTTCGGGGTGGAACTGTGGTAGATAAAAAAACGTATGCCGGTCCGTTAGAGGAAGCGATTGACCGGGAGTTTGAGCAGATCGAGGCTGGCGAAGTAGCAGGTGAGCACCCGGAAGATCCGTACTATCTCGATACCGATTAACTTTTTTTCTTACCAACGATATTAACTGGTGTTATATATTAGCAATGGAGAATATTATGTATATTGAATATGCCGTTTGTGCCGTGATATTCATGGCACTCCTATTAGTCGCGCACGTGGTTATCCGTAATGGCCGTCAGATGTCAGACCGTATCAGGTGGCTGAACGCCTTGATTGATACCCAGCGTGCCGACATAAAAGACCTTCAGGACCGGCTGATGGCAAGGTCCCTCGACCAGTATAAAGCATGGAAAACTGCCGAAGCTGTACCACCTCCTATTCCCCCGGAAATATCGGAAGGGACTGAGCATGAGGAACCGCTTGACGAATCAATGGTCGGTCAAATATCCCGCCAGGAGCAGATTGTAGATGCCTGAAAAACCCGAAAAGCCCACACCTAATCTAGTCCAGCCACAGAACGAAAAAGCTCTCATCCATAAATACGAGGAAACTTTCACGAGTCGCCTCAACGCTATGCGTGAGCATTACCGGCAGTGGCAGTTGAACCTCGCGTTTGTCCGTGGCCGCCAGTGGTGTACCTATGACCGGCTATATGGAAAAATTACCGACCTCCGGCCCAGGGGGGCGAATAGATCGAAGGTAGTATTCAACCTCATTGGTCCGTTTGTCCGTAGTACCCTCAGTATGCTTTCCCAGTCACACCCTACGATGGATGTCATTCCCGCCAGCTATTCGTCTAAAGATGAGCATGCCGCGAAGTCCGCCCAGGTACATCTTGACCGGATAGATATTATCAATAAAAAGACAGTAAATGACATCTTGTTACGCAAACTCGTCCTTGACTACGGCACTGGTTTCAAGCTGGAGTATTGGGATAGTGTACCTAATATGGAGGATATGAACGAAAGCCCACCGGGGTCCTACGAAGAACTGGTTCAGATGGGCAAGCCTCCGGAGAAGATACCTTTAACGGATGAGACGGAAGAGCAAAGGCAAGAGCGTCTTGACCGTGGCGAATGCGCTGAAATCATCTGTAGCCCGTTTGAAGTCCTGCTTGACTATCCCCTGGTAAAGAAAGACTCAGATATCCGTGATTTTATCCGTTACCGGGTAGTTTCCTTGGATTATATCAGAACCTCGTATAAGCGGGGTATATATGTACAGGCCGAGGACGTGAGCCATTACGGGGTCCTCAACGAGATAGTCAATACAGGATTCGATCTGATCCAGGGAGTTTCAGGCAAATCAAGCGACCGAGTAGTTCTGAAAGAATACTACTTCGCCCCGCATAAAGGATACCCACAGGGCCGTAACGTCCACTGGGCTGCGGGGATAATGCTGCATGACGGGGTACTGTCACACCCGAAAGGCAAGCTCGGCCTGGTATCATACCACTGGTCAATCGACCCGAACGATTTCTACGGAGAGTCGTATGTCCAGCCGTTAATCGAGCCACAGGTAATAATTAACCGGATATTCAGTAAACTCACCGATTGGTTGGGCAAAAGTGTCCGGTTCAGGGTTGCCGTGCCTAAAAACGCCCAGTTTTCTAAAGTCAAATTCCAGTCTGCTAATGACGGTGATGTGTTCGAGTATAATGGTGCCGGGGGTTTGGGGGCAATAAACCTTCCCGTAGCCCAGATTCCTCCCGGTATCTTCGACTTTCTCAACGCTACCATCCAAAACTTCAGGGATCTCGCGTCCCGTCATGAGGTTAGTAAGGGCGAAGTTCCAGGCCGTGTAGAGTCAAGCAAAGCAATACGTTCGCTACAGGAAGCTGACAGTCAGTACCTCATCCCGGCAATGATCGTGTGGGAGGAGCGTGAACGTGAGTGTGCCCTATTCAAGCTCGACCTTATGCGTGAGTATTATAAGGCTCCCCGTGAAGTCAGAATCCTCGGAGAAATGCGGAAGGTGGAACTATATAAATTATCCAATGTCGATCTGTCCGCTGGAATAGATATCAATGTTGTCCGTGGAAGTGCCATGCCGAAGTCGAGAGTGGCACAGACAGACTTCATTATCGGACTGTATCAGTTTGGTCTACTCGGCGACCCGGAGGACCCGGCTCTCAAGAAGCGTGTAATGAGATGGATAGATGTTGGGGGTATACAGGGAATGTACGGTGCGGTAGAGATTGGGGCGAACCTGCAACAGATGGAATTTATCAAGATGCGGCGTGGTGAGTACGTTGAAGCCCAGTCGTTCCACGACCACTACACCCATAACGAAGAGTGTTTAAAAGAGCTTAACAGTCCTGACTTTATTGACCGACCACAAGAGTATCAAGATATGGTTATTCGTCACTGGCAACAGCATCGAGGGTTCATCGCTGAGATGAATGTCGGTCTTATGCCGGGAATGGATGAACAACCGACCTCATCCCCGATGCCGGGGGCAGGTGGTAAACTAGGCTTGCCGGAAGGAGTAAATCCGGCAGGATAACCAACCCGAAAGGAGATAAAGATGAGAAATGGCACATGGTTTGGACGTAATCCTAATAATAGGCGGCAATATGGTTTTATGATAAATGAAATGGGAAAATATTTTTGTTGCTGTATTAGAAATTCACCTGTATCATATATACAAATATATTTTTCAATATGTTGGAAAGGAAAATTGTGGAGGTTTTCTGAGTTCATAAAAATATAATTTAACCCGAAAGGAGAGAAAAAATGACAGCGACTAAAAAAAGTCCGACAGCGGACATGGATGAAATGATAGTAGGAGCACCGGCGGGTGACGAAATTCCAACCCCGACCCCGGAGCCAACACCGTTCCCCCCGGCACCTACTCCCGAACCCGAACCTAAACCACTTCCACCCCCTGAGCCTCCTGACCCGTTGGACATTAGAGTTGCGGCTGGGGTAGCCACGGTACCTATGTTCCAGTCGAATAACCAAGACGTTGTCACGCCAAGCACGGCTAAGTACATTTATGCCATGCTTGATCTCGCGGATAAGCGTGTGCTTATGATACTCACTATGAGCCATACACAAGAGTATGTGAAGCCGGTCAAGGTGGTGGATGTTGAGAGGATGGCCGAACTGCTGGGAGATGATGACGAAGTTGCCGTAGCCCAGAGACTTAACCGGTTACGGCGTATCGGCGCAATAGTCGAGCATTTCGGTGCTGAAATCGCCAATGAGAAGGTCGCGGCGCGGGTAAGCACAAGAGTATAAACCTATGACACCGTGGGTAGAAGAACTCGAAACTAAACTTAACGCACTTTCAGAAAGAGATTATAATAAGTTAAAAGGACTGAAAGAAGAAAAGTTTCAGGGACAGCTCAGAATCAACTTCGTTAATGGTGTCCCAAAGAGTTTTAACCTGTATGACACAGTTCGATTATAGGTAAATCATTCTTTGATAATTTAGTTTAGAACAACTAACCCGAAAGGAATGTTGTCAGTCGATGGGCTGGTGGCATTTCTTTTTTTGTGGGAAAGTGAACACCGTGTTCACACCCACTATAGCAAAACCGGGGCAAGGTATTTTACCACCCCACGTAGTAAAAGGAGGATCGTCTAATGACGAAAACCTTAAAAGAGTCCATGAAA